CTAGTAGATACCAAACACCTGAACTAAGGGTGATTTCGTATTCACGAAGACCTTTGTAAGTTGTGTACATTTGCTGTTAAGTGAATGAACAAAGAGACCAAATGTGTAGCCACAAGTATACACAAAGGCGATACTTGCAGCCATTATGAGTGTGAAATACTGTAGGTATTGTCCCACAAGAGTATCACTTGGTAGCTTCATTGGTATCCTCCTTAAGGTATTCGGTGAGTGCGTCTTTGATCTCATTCAGGTTGCGAAGCTGATGTTCACACAGACGTGCCTTGTTTGTGTTCTTAAAGTCAACAGCAAAGAAGTTACGAGCAAGGCGAATCATGTCATATACACTTGCACCGTAGATCTCAATCTGCTCATCGTCAGTAGTGTAGAAGTTGAACGAATCATCACCAGAGCAATAGCTAACATGAGCAATGTCAGCGTGAATGCTGTAGTTAGTGGAGAGTTTCATGATCAGTTGTTAGTGTCGTCGAAGGTGAAGTAAGTGTCAATCTGTAGCCAAATCTCATCACTGGCTTTATCAATAATCTCAGTAAGTTTCTGATACGACACATCATCTACTGAGTAGAGAGTGCGTAGTAAACCTTCAGAGATACAGTTAGCTAGGATTGATTGAGTATTAGGCTTCATCAATTGAACTCAGGATAAGTACGAAACAATGCCTCTTTGGCATCAGCAACTGTAGCATAATCTTTGTAGACTAATTGATCTTTGTGGACAAAGAAACAATACTTATCGTAATCATTAGTTACATAAGCAATGCGTTCTCCGTCTTTGTAGATGCGTTCATAGTAACCATCAAGGTCAAGATGTACACGTTCAGAAGTAATCATGGGTGAATAAGTAACAACAATTGGCTATGAGTGTGAACGTTAGTGATCACATAGTGTGAACGTTAGTTATACACTAGCTGCGTCATTGATGGGATAAACATCAAACACACGCTCAGGGTACATTGCCTTGCAATCACCCATCACCCATGCCTCATCATATGAGTTAGCATGTACATACTCAGTGGCACAAACAGGTGTGTTGTATCCACGGTTATAGTTAACTTGGTAAAGCATAATCAATCAGGCAGCAAGTGCCTCAGCCTCCATCTCATTAACAGTGTGTTGGGCATAACACCATGCCTCAACAACAGCCCATACCATATCATTCTTCAGTGAAGAAATGGTAGAGCCAGAGTCTACGAAATTAACCATAGACATCTCGCAATCGTTGAGGTAATCATAGATCTCATCCTCATACTCATCGAAGAACTTCTCATTCTCAGAGTAGTAGATAAACCCAGAGACACCACCAGAGCAGCCATACATAGCTACGTCTTTGATCTCATCTGCATCAGTGAAGCGTGCAGTCAATGCATCATGCATCGTCATGTTTGTGTAAAGCAAGGGACATGTGTAGCAGGTAAGCTACAGAAACCCATCGTAGGTGATGGGAGAGTGTAACTAACGAGTGCTAATCAAGCGTAGTTCAGTGAGCACTCAAAGGTACGCTTAGCGTTGACCAGGTTCTCATTAACCCAGAAACCTAGGCTCATATTCTTGTTAGCAAGCAGGTTGAGAATAGCACGACGGCTTACGTTAAGGTAAGCGTAGCTATACCCATTCTTGAATACGACACAAGCAGTGCCACGGGTAGGATCAACAAGCAGACAATCGATAGCACCGGAAGTGCGGTTGGTAACGTTGAAGCTGAACATAATTAAAAGACAAGTGGATTGGTGAGTCTCTGAGTATCGCTTCCACCTCAGTATCAGACTCATGATGGCCTAAGCGTAGTATACCTCATCAGGGCATAGCAGAGGCTTAGGCTCTATCCGGGCGGCCATGATCTAATTTATGTCTGCGCCTGTGGCTCGGCGCTGGTGACGGCTAGTCGCCATCTGTGGTGTGCTCACCCTTCTCGGCGTGGCACGGCTGGCACCTAAGGAGTGTACCCTAACCCACCAGCTGGAGTCCCGGCAACGCTAGTTGGCACTAGCTCGGCAGCTTGGTGGCGGCAGTGACCCGTGGTCCTACTCAGCCTTGGCTATTCGGTTGTCTAGGTTCGATGCTCTCACCATAGCATGGCTGGAGCGGTTTGTCAAGGAGTGGTGGTCGGCTTGTCAGGTGGCACAGTGCCAAGGGCTGCTTGCCGTATTCAGTTGGCTTGGTCTCTCATCTCTTCTGGTTGAAGTTTCGAGACTCTCCTCACCCTTAACAGGGAGAGTCGAGTAACTCAACATTCAAAGAAGAGTATGGGTTCACGATAGCAGCTCAGAGCAGTGGACAGTGACGGTAAGTGGCACATAGTACAGCTTGATCCCTGTTGTTGCAGCGGTTATCAGGGTTGCTTATGGTACAGTGTATTGCTGAGATCCATTGGTATGACTGGGTTCTCAATAACATTCTCAATAAGGTTCTACAGATGTGTTGGATTGGTATGTTTGTTGTGTACAACTTGTACAGTTTGTTTGTACTACTGCCTCCCTCGTGTGTGCCTGCCTGCACGCCTATGTCCTGCGTACCTGTGTGTGATGCAGATGCGCTGGACACGGACATACACGCGCGTGGGTGCGTACATGCGGGGGTGGGTAGGTGTGTGCGTGTGCATCCGGGGGTACCCCTATGGGGGGTTGCGTCGCTGCTCCAGCGTAGTATAAGGCTTGAGAAATTTCTGTTAAAAAGTAAAGCCCCTCTAGAATGACCTAGAAGAGCTTTGAACTGATTAACATGTGCAACGACACCAATCAACACCTAAAGACCCCATACAGAGCCTTCTAGCCACCTCTCATGAAGCGTTTAGCCTTATTTAATCGCTTCATTCTTTATCCCACATAGCATTACACACGCTTGGCAACTCTTTATACAAAATATCTTGTACCTGTGCTGCTATCTGTGCGTGTTCTTTTTGAGTACCATGACCAGTCCTCAAATTACAATAATGAATCCAAGACCGAATAGACCCATTCATATACAGTCGAGTAGGTGTAGCTAGCGGTAGTACATCTCTAGCACACTCCTTAGCTACCCCAGCTTCCAACAGCTCATTGTAAACACGTTCTGAGTGATTAAATAGCTCGCTGATCATCTCATCCATAGCATCTTTAGTCTTGGATGGAAGATCATTAATGCTGTTCTGTCTATTTGCATGATCTTGTCGCCGTAGTTCGGGCATAACGCTAACTGCTGCAACTTTTGCATACCGTTGACTAAACTCTTGAAAGCTAAAACTCCTATGCCTAAGGATCTGAGCAGCAATACTCCTAGTAGTGTTAATCTCTACACACATATTAACCATTTCAAAGGGTGACCAATGCTGATGCTCGATTAGATACCTAATGAGTTTTGGTGCAGAGGATGTGTTGTTTTGATTAGCTGGGTTACTTACCCTAGCCATGTAGGTAATAAGTTCTTCAGCGTTAGGAGTAATGTGAACGAGTGTAGCGGTATGGGTCATTGGTGGTGGTGGTAGTTGGTTTATTAATAAATGGTTATTATTGAGTATGTTAATACTGATGCATACAGTAGTATTAGTAGTGACAAGATTGACAAGATTCGCTTCGCTCATGCTTCGCTACCTTTCAATCAGTACTCACAAGATTCAGTCAGTAGAGTAGATGAATGAACTAAGAGGGAGATCTTTGTCTTTTGTTCCCTCACTGTTCATTAAAGAAAGAGAGGAATAGAACAAGACAACTTGTTTGTCTTGGATTATTCCTCCCGCAGGAGTTGGGTCCACCCTTCCCTTCCCCTGTATACGGGGCGGATTGCCCTTAAACCCAGGTGGGGACTGAACTTTTACCAGCTAGTTGTCTTGCTTGTCTACGTTGATCTAAACTAAAGCCAAATGCCATGTGAGAAGCAGCTGCTTGAGGGTCATCTAACCAAGCTTCTTGCATATCATTCCAGTCTTCTTGTTTACGTAGTTTGACTGTCTCATAAGCTGAGATAGCTAGGGCATCTGTAAAGTATTTAACACCTTGAGCTAGACTATCGAGTCTATCATCGTGTCTTACTGCACCCTTTTCACGGCACATTCTACTCATCTGATAGAAGAGCATGTAGAGTAATCGTGTTTCAGGTGCTGCGTCTTTATTAGAGTTAAAGTCCCATTCAACAACTGCTCTATTGACAATTAGTTTATGTTGATTTAGAATAGGTTCAAGGGTATCAATAATTCGGTCTTCTTTACGTACATTAGCACGTACTTCTTCGATGTCAATAGCTTGTTTAGTCTGTTGGAGGTGTTTCTTAAAGAGTTCACCGACAATACCATCACCAAAGTTTGTCTCAATAAGGAGTTTAGTAACACCGTACTTCTTACAACCCCTAAGGATGTCTAACAAGGTAGCGTCGCTATAACCATCTTGATATGCACGCATCTCATGTAGATAGATAAAACCATTACGTTGAGAAAGGAAGGTAGCTGCTGTTTCATCAGTACCTCTACCTGATGGGTCTACTGAGCAGATAGTTTCAGTGTATGGTAACCAATCACCTTGCATAATCTGTGGTGAGTAGAAGTAATCACCAGGTAGACCAACAGTTGGTAGGTCTTTAATGACATTACTGGGATCTGAACACCACACAACAGCATCTGGACATTCTTTAGGGTTAACTGAAGTAATGATCAGGTCTTGCATCTTAAGTGGGAACTTCTCAGCATCACTAAGACTGGTGTCCAGCATAAATTGTAGCATGAAGTTGCTACGACCCATGGATGCTTCACGTTCTACCAAGTCTTCGTTAGAGAAACGATCAGGGTCTGTTACACTCCAAGCTTCAATACCACTTTCGATGTCGTCTTGTACTTGAGGTGCAAGGAGTCCTTCGTAGTTAGATAGTTTACGTGGGTAACGTGCTGGCCAAACGAATGGTTTGTAGTTACGTTCTGCTAACTTACGGTAAATGGTAAAGGTAGTTTGGGGTGTACCTAGGAACATGATACGACTATCTTTCTTTGGTGTTAAGATAGACTCAGCTTCTGTACACAACTGAAGAAGCTTCTCCCGCATCATTTCGGTCATCGAGTTACCAGGCACTTCGATGTCATCAAGAATCATCAGGTCTGCACGAGAACCAGTTAGCTGACCCGTAATACCGACTGACTTGACTGATGGTGCTTGGTGAGGGCTACAGGCAACATCAAAGCTAATACGAGACCACCGGGCATCATCCGACTTCGGTCTTAGATGGCTTAGCCAAGGTGTCTCAATAATTAGCTTCTGAAGGAAGATCGACATGTTGTCTGCCCGCTCTTTAGAAGCGGAGATGATCATGATCTTCTTTTCTGGGTTATTAAATAGAGTCCAAAGCACAAACGCTCCAGTAATCCAGCTCTTACCGACTCCTCGGAATGCTTGAATCTGTAGACGTTTGGGACCGTGCTGTAAGTAGTCAGCAATGGCGTATTGAGCACGGGTAGGTGATGGTAGGTCTAGTTGTGACCATAACGCTTGAAGGAAGATCTTAAAGTCACCTTTAAGGGCATCTAAAACATTCATATGGTAGAATATACCTAAGTGGGTAAAGAGGCGCCTTGTAGAGTCTTCTAGACGCCTCTGGTGAGGGATTAGTTAAAGTATGGAATCTTACCAAGTCTAACTTGACCACCAATAAACTTTAATTCATTAGTGATTGAGTACCCAACTGGATTAAGAATACGTTCAATTTCTTGTGCCTTTTTGATTGCAGCAGGAGCTGCTTTTACAGCACCTTCTACCGCACCAGATTGTACAGCAGCTGCACCAAGACCACTAACAGCAGATACAGCTCCAAGTGCTGGTGAGGCTGGAGTAGGCACCATAGCAGCAAGACCAGTAGCTCCAGATAGTGCTTGAAGACCACTACCAAACTGTTGCATTGGTGTCTGACCTTCTTGTGTATACCCTTGTACACCAGCTTGTACATCACCTACATCAAAGATAGAGCCAATGACAGGTAATGCACCAAGTGTTGCACCAAGTTTAACACCACCACCAGAGAAATCAAACCTTTTTAGCGGTTCAACCAACTTAGAAATTGGCTGTTCTAGTAGGTTATCAACTTTTTTAAAGCTATCTTCAATGCTAGAACCAATTGGAATGTCAATACCAGGTTGAACGCTTGTTGGCTGGAATTTATTGTGGATAGATGCTGGGATAACACGAACATCACCAGACACATCATCAATATCAACAATAACTTTATCACCGAACTGGCTGGCAGCTTTAGCTTCAATCGTATCTTTCCAAACTTTAAATTCTGGATCTGAGATACTCATGTATTCATTAGAACCACCAGATGCTAAACGTACATCATGCTCTGCAATTGCTGGTTTACCACCAGATACAAACTGAGCTTCGGTGCTTTCACTTTGAGCTTTAGCTTGTTTTTTAAGTTCAGTTAAGTATTGAGCTTCGCCTTCAGTTTTAACCTTTTCAGCAGCACTACGTTTGGATTGGTAGTTTCTATAGCTTTTAATATTAGCTAAACTTAAACGCCCACCTTCTTTAGGTCTAACTTTATAGGTTTCACCTTCAGAGTTTTTAAAAAACCCAACCTTTTCAGTAAAACCACTTAAAGAGTTGTTTTTCTTTTTATAGTCGGCAGCAGCCTTTAAATACTCTTCTTGCGTACCTTCAAAGTATTTCATTGTATATGTTGTAAAATAAGATGTTCTCTAGGTGTTATCCCAAAGGTCTTACGCATCCACGTAAGCCAGTTGCTGCTACCTTTAGCCTGATTACACTCCCAACATGAGGGTACAAGATTTGATGTAAGGTCTTGCCCTCCAAGACAACGAGGGCGAACGTGATCAAGAGTAAGTTCATGTAATTCATAGTGATTTCCACAGTAGACACATTGACAGTTGAAGTGTTCTTTAATGGCACGCCTCCAAAGGCGTTTTGCTTCGGGACTTGTCATCGTTATTAGGTTGTGGAGGTAGTGATCAGGGGACGGCAGCAGGGGAGTCATTTCCTAGACCGATTTCTTGCTCGATTAGTAGAGGCTTTTTCAAGTACTGTTGAACCATCTTTCTTGTGCGATACATCCATGTCATCACCATTACCATAGGTGCCACGTTTGTGATTCTCACGATTAAGTTCAACACGTTTCTCAATTTGCAGGGATTGTCTGTTGTAACGAGCTTGTTGCTTCAGTCGTTTTTGACGAGCCTTGGGATTCTTTTTGTAGTAGTCAGACGTACGACTTGCCATAAAGCCTCTTCTGTACAAGTTCTGGATCTACCTTAGGGAGTACAGTAGCCAGTTTATCAAGGGGGTTACCATCAAAAGCAACCCCGCTAATATCGTTTTTAGCAAGCCAGTCACATGCTGCTTTAAGATCAGCAGTACTGGCTTCACCAGATTTAATTCGGTTGAGGAGTTCTTGAGTTACCATGTTATGTAACTCGTTAAACATATCCTCAGATGCTTTCTTGTTAGCCATTTTTCAGTACAATCTGGTCTAATTTGTTCTCGATCCTTATCATATGGTCCTCCATCTTTTGCAAGGCATTAGCTAGCTCCTGACGAGGTACGTATTTCTCAGCAAGACGTAGTTCAATACCATCAATACGTTTGTCTATTTGATCCATACGTGAGTTAGAACGTGAACTGATAGCCATAACACCACCGCTAACACCAATAACAAGGGAGATAACTCCTGTAACAGCAGCTTCAATCATCACATGTACCCGATGTAGACCTGTACACCATCTGCAGATACAACAGTTGCATCCATTAATGAGCTACCATCTGTGATAGAGTAAGCAATACCATTAACAAAGGTGATGCCGCTGGTAAAGTTGATCTCTTTAGAATCGTTTGATTGAACGTGAATGACAATCATCGGTACATCTGTACCAACAATTGGTGCTGTAGCTTTATCATACAGTCGAAATGCAATTGCAGAACCACTACCTCCACCACTATGGGTGTTGTGGATAATCATATTAAAAATAGCACCAGAACTACCCTTTACAGAAGTAGCATTGGTGCTGTTAGTTGAGCTTTTAAAGTGAACCTTTGTTGCTACAGGTAGCTGACGTTCATACCTGCCAGGTGTGATATTGTAAGTAGTGCTAGACATTCTCCCTCATTAGTTTGATTAATTTATCAGCATACTGAGGATCGGTGGCGTAACCTTCAGCAACAAGAAGTCGTGCACACTCTTCGGGAGAAGTTGCACGATTGACGCCTTTATAGCGTTGATAGTCCCGGTACCACCTATCAACTAGGTAGGTAACACAGGTTTGTAGGTCTGGGAAGTCAATAAAACCAGCTTGAATAGTAATCCATTGACCATTGATGAATTCTTTGGTTTCACGGTCAGAACCTTCTCCTTTAAGTCCAAAATAGTTGTTCTTACCAGAGGTGTGCTTACCGTAACCGCTTTCTAATGCCCACTGTGCAGCTACTACTTGTGGGAACTTAGCACCAGCCGTCTTAGCGGCAGTAATCACTCCCTCCCAAGTGTTAGTAACGGGAGCCGTTGGTTGCGGAGTATTACTTGGGCGGAAGGTCATAAACCAACCAGTACCTTTACCTTCTACTTCCCAACGCTTTAGCCAATTATGCCAAGAATAACGGACACTACTACCGCCACTGCCAATAGTGACATAGCCTCCGTTAACGTTATCCATTTCACCATATGGGTCATGGAAGACACCACGTTCCCCATCATCACCAATTAATAGCATCCAATGGCCACCACCAACAGGGTTAGAGACGTGACCTTTGTGGAGGATGCCAACAGCAACAGGAAAGCCAGCCTTCAGCTCATTGAGTAAAGCTTGTCTTGTCCCTTTCTGGTAAAAAGAAGCAAAGACACCATACTGCTGACAGGCTTTTATTTGACTAGTGGAGAGTGTAGTATCACCGTATTTAAGTACTGTTCTCAAGTAATCATCATCTGCATTACTACCTTTTAATGCATCAGGACGGAGATACTTGATGGCCATAGCACATGTTGAGCTAAAGCACATCCGATCTCCGTGACCTGTTGCACTATCTGTCTGAGGGTAGTACTGCTTAACTGGCAGCAGTACCATTACTATTTCCCTCTAAAGGTACGACGAATACGACGAACAGTGTCATCCTCAGTACGTGTCTTACTAAAGTAAGCAGCTGCCATAGAGATAGCTTGAGTAACACTATTAGCTTTACGCTTTTTAGTTACACCAAGGTACTCAGAGGTAATGAAAAGGATGAAGAAAGCAAGTGTCTCATACGACACTTTAATACCAAGAATAGTGATCATGGTTAGTTAAGAATAAGGGTGTCATCACTGGAGCCACCAAAGAGTGTATCTCCAGTAATTACTGTTGCACTAGTGACGTTATCAACAACAGGAATAGCGCCGTCAATCGAAGCACCACTTTCCCAGTTATTGAAGCCAGCACTGGTGACATACTCAGCAAGCTGCTCAGTGGTCTCTGTAAGGCTCAGGAAGCCCTCCTTATCGTTGCTCATGGCACGTATTAAGGAACGCCTCTCAAGCACGCTCTGAGGGGCAGCTAGGCCTGTCTCAGAAGCACGGGTGATATACCAGTCGGTCTGAGCGAGTAGGGAGCCAGCAGTCTGTTTAACTTGAGCAGTCCACGTTTTGACAAGCTCAGTGTGGTCCTTAGGGATTCCTGTATCCCAATAGAAGCGTTGATCAACAGGAATAGGATCAGGAGTCTCGGTAATTCCAATCGCTTCCCGCTCCTCTACCGTAGCTAACCGTAGCCAATTAGAAGGGTACTGAGTTCCATCTTCAGTTGTAAATGCCGCATCTAATGAGATGGGCTTTCCATTTAGTAAAAACATAGTTAGTATTAGCGGGCGCGGGCGTATTGGAAGGGCGACTCCGCAAAACACGCGTAAATGTATTGCACGCCATTTTGATTGGCGCCGTTATTGCTAGATCTCAATTTAAACCCATTGGACAAAATGTCGTATCTTTCGCCTGCGCCCACACCAACAGTGGAGTACTCGGCTAGCGAATCGTTGGGTTGCAGTTCCAACACGGATGCGTTGTAAGGATTTCTCGCTGTGTCGTGAAGAAGCCATGAAGTGCTGCTGGCATTCGGTTTAACTAAAATCCACCTCGGCCTAAATCCGGTCCATACAAACGGCGCCGAGTCTCCGCTTTGGCCGTTGCCGGTGTAGCTGCCGAAACTAGAGTACCCGGCTACTGGGGCGAAGCAGTAGGCGACAAAGTTGTCACCATTAGCGTTAAACCAGTTATAGGCAGCATTTACCAAGTCAATAGTCGAAGAGTTTGCGGACTGGGCAGCGGAATTTAAGGCATCAGTGGCATTGAGGAATCCGTAGAGCCAAGATCCAGTTGCCTTAGTAAGCGCGAACCAGTTGGCACTAGCACTGCGGTTCTTGATCAAGATAAGGCGCGGCTCAACTCCCAATCCGTGCCCCACAGTGAAGTTAGAGCTACTACCTGTATAAGTAACCACCGAGAACCCCGCACTCGCATTAGCCCGCACCTGACTAGAGATGGAGCCTTGTGTGTTCGTGACGGTGGAGCTGCCGGCGTCCCAGCACCAGGCGACGTGTGATCCGCCGTTTTCGTTGACTCCGACGTTGGGATTGACGTTGACGCTAAACCCATCGGAGTTCAGCGCGGAGATCAGATAGTTGGGACCATCTTCTGCGTTTGTGCTGTTAGACGCAAGGTTCTTACCCGCGCCACGAACGCTATCGACCAGCGTGTGCCAATAGCCAGAACTGCTGCTGCGATTCTTTGCCCACACCAAGTCAGGACTAAACCCCAACCCCGAGATAGTCTGCGTGCTGCCATTGCCCGTGTAGAGCTTCACATCGAACAGGTCACTAGGCTTCGTGACTAATGGCGCCGGAAGGTTAGCCGTACAGAGCGCCTTGAAGCCCGAGGGTGCTTGGTACGCCCAACTTCTTTGGCCGAAGTTCCAGATCTGCGTCCCAGACGCTGAGTTAAACTCGTTGCCAGCAAAATAGTACGATCCAGAAGTAATAGAACTATACGCCTGCCCTTGGGATACACCGTTCTTGTAGAACGTTATAGTCCCAGCGTCCGCGTCATAAGCTATGCCGATTATGTCGCCAGCGCCGTAGGTGGCGCCGTAGCTACTGCTTGTCCCGTTGTTATACTTATTTCCATTTACACCATAATACGCATACATAGTTGCCTGGCCGCCCAGGTAAGAAGTTGTTCCAAATGTGCACCCAGTTCCAGCGATTCCCACAAGTGGATAGCCAGACGTGGCCGAGATAAGCGCTTCTGCGTACCACTTGCCGGACGGTGGGGCCGCTACGGTTGATGCAAAAGTTCCGTAGTTGCTTGAACTTGTGACAACTTGAAGATTGCCGTTTGAAAATGTATGCCCGGAAATATTGATTAGCGGATTCAACGTGCAGTAATTCCCCCTCACCTCCCCACCGAGTCCGGTATCAACCTCGCTGCCATTAGTGGGAACGTCTACGAGGCTGTCGTTGCCTGCGCCAGCAGTGACGGATAGGTTGTTGACAGTCCACGTATTCCCCGCCCCAGAAGAGTCCGTCCCTAATGCGGCGGCGGTGCTGTTGTCGGAGAAGTCAAGGTGGAATCCGTTGGTGCCATAGCTACCGCTATACGCCTTAGGCATCCACACGCCGGTGGTGGCGGAGAACTCACCGAAGCTGGTGGGGTCTAGCGCCTGGCCGTCGATGAAGTGGATGTCGGCGAGGTAGCCTCCGTAATACCAGCTAGTTCCATACAGAGACCCAAACCTGTGGGTGTATCCACTGCCGCTATTCACGACAGTATCGGCATTTTGAGTGCCTCCCTGGGAAAAAGTAATGCTTACTTGACTACCATTTACATACAGCTTTGTTCTTGCTGCAGCAGTCGCCTGCGTCGTGTCACAGACAAAGACGAAGTGATACCAAGCTGATGGATCACGAAAGACTTCAGTCGTCGTAAATGCAAACTGATAGGAAGATCCGTTATAAGCTTCTGCAACAAACTTATTGTTGTTGTCAAAACTGAGATAGACGTACTGAGAATTAGCTGTGTTGCTTACGTTGAAAACACAGTTGTCAGATGTTAGCCGTGCTCGTTTTACCCAAAAGCTAAGCGTCCAGGTTTTTTTGTTCCCATCGGACGCGAACTGTTTACTAAGGAAAGACGAGTCGGGTGCGTTGAAGCGGAGGGAGCGTTGAATGGCGTAGCCACCCGCTGCAGTATTAAAAAACTGTTCTCCGTTATTCATCACGCAATCCCCGCAACTGCATTGCCCATTAGGATGGTTGAACTTCCCGACACGTAATACGGAATAACGGCTGGAAATGTCGCAATGGTCGGTGCAGTACCACCAGGGAACTTGAAGTTAGACGACCACACCACAGGACCAGCAGTGATGCGGATAGCTCCGGTCTGACCTGCTACAGCATTGGTGGGGTTAGGAACCGTGATAGCTCCAACGGTCCACAGGTTGCCAGTACTGAGATCAAATGCACCACTAGTGATGGTACGTTCAGTGCTGCGGGTAGCAACAGTAAACGTTGGGAGAACGTCAGTCTTTACCGTATCTGCGTCGTAGGCTTGAACAGTTGAACCAATGGCACTAGAGGTAAGTATATTAGCATTATAAGCTTGTACACTTACACCAATATCACCTGCATCCAGTACGGCATTAGCACCAACTGACAAAGACACTGGTACATTAACAGCACCTGATGGATCCACAGTGAGACGTGCAGTACCGCCAGTAACAAGTGCTAGTTCATCAGCACCAGGGTGTGCAAGACCAGTGTTTACATCACCATCAAAGGAGTAGACAGGAGCTACAACACTGGTGCTATCATCAGCCTTCAGTTGACCAGTAAGTGTACCACCAGTAGTCTTAAGGTACCGACTATCAGAGTCAGTAGCGTAGTAACGCACCCACACCCAAGAGCTGGTACCACTGCTATAGTAGATTTCAACAGTAAGACCACTATCCCCTATGAAGCCTACAGGAAGCCCACTAAGGGGTGTAAAAGATTGAATACCTGTAGAGTCAAGGATACGAATAGCATCACCGTTTACAGGCGATCCTGGAATGGCTGCTACGTTAGCTACCACTGTATAGGCAAGAGCCTCTGCAGCAGCATTAAGAGCCGCTGTAGCATTAGTATTAGCAGTGTTAGCAGTTGATACAGCAGCTGCTGCATTAGAGCTTGCAGTATTAGCTGTAGACACAGCACTTGCCGCCGCTGCACTAGCTGCGTTAGCCGTTGAGATAGCAGTAGCTGCTGAAGACTGAGCTGCAGTCGAGTTACTAAGGGCTGTGTTAGCCGTTGTAGTAGCAGCCGCTGCAGCTGTAGCAGCAGAAGTTGAACTATTATTAGACTCTTGTGTTACATACAAGTTCTGAGTAAAGTTCTCATTTAGATCACTAGAACGAATAGCAGAACCTGGATAGAACGTAGCAGGTAGTGCTGTATCATCTGTCTGACGATAGATTCTAATAGCAGCACTACTAGCTGGAGCCGTATTAAATTGAACAGTAGTAGCGTTGGCGAGGGTATATGCGTTTGTATTTGTACCATTGACACTTACCTTAATGTCAGTGGTTTCTAGGTATGGGAAGGTGAATGAATAGAGAACGGTTGACCCGTTCCCTGTATAAAGATTTTCAGTTACAGCCATTGCTTATGTCAATAAAGGACTAGTAAGACATTGTTTGCTTCATGTCATCAAGAAACTTCTTAGCACCGTCGATATCACCGACTTGCAACATGTTCTCAACAACCTCATTTTGATACACCTTACGTTGAATACCATCACGATTAGCTAGATTAGACTCAGCCATACGCATTGCTGAACGTAGACCAGTATCTAAGTAAAGGTGGATATTTTTAAACGACTCTACATCAGGTGCTAGACCCATGTCTCTTGCTCGTTTAAATTCAGCACGGAAAGTTTTAGCATCTGTAGACTGCATAATCTGACGAATAGAGTCACGGAAATAACCTTGCTCACCCATCATATTTAGCACTTCAGATCGTTCTTCATTGCTATATTCAACACCACGACCATTGGTCTGAAGACTAGGACGAGCATCATATTCAATATCAATAAGGAACTGTTTCTCAGGTGTAATAGAATCACTTACTTTCCACGGCATGTATGTATTCCATACACGTGTCCAGAAGTTAGAAGGTTCACCAACACGACCACCATCAATCCAGTCATACCTATCAGGTAAGTTAGCCTTCAAAGGCGGTACACGATTAGCAACAAGATCAAAGAAATTACTTTCTAATTCCTTCTTGGCTGGCATCATAAGGCGTCCAAACTCAGACATCAAACTAGAGCCAGGCATAATAGCACTAGTAGCAAAAGAAGATGTCCAACGATTAATTGCCCCAACATCACCACTTAGAACATCATTAAGAGGTTCAAGAGCAGCTAACATAGACTTGTCAGTAATTGTAGAGCTAATAACAAAACCAGCAGCACGTAAGCTTTCAGAAAGTTCAGCAGAGTTAAGAACATCAAAGTTGTCCATAACTGTTGCTGTTAAAGCAAGCCAATCACTTACACCAGGGATACCATCATAGCTAACCCAACCACCACCAGGAACACGGATAGAGCGTTTCTGCCAACCTGCATCATTTCTAACACGTTGCTTCTCTTTATCGTAAAGACCATCACCAGTAATACGATCAGACATAAAGAGACCAGTGGCACCCATCACAGCAAGAGTTCCGATAGCCTTGCGTCCCTTTAGTTCAGCACGAATTTTATCGTACTCAAACTTTGCATTATGGGGACCAGCTTTAATACCACGTCCAGCTAAAAGATCAATGACTTGATCGGCTGGCATGTCTTCAAATGATCGACTAAAGGTGTTAACTTCGTTGATAAACAAACCAAGTGGGTTATAAGAAGCCATATAACTCATCATATTAAGAGGAGTCTTTGTAAAAAGAAGGAATGGCTTCAGTACAGGTGCAGTACGGATCAGACTAGAAAGTGCATCATTAGCTGGATTATCCAGGTTTAGAGCTATCTCTCCAGAACTATACCTGACAGCTGAATCAGTGATGTTATCATTCTCGTCAAACATTGAACGATAGACTTGTTGAGCAAGATCTTCAGCTTGCTTACCAACAACATCAAGAGCACCACCTTTTGTTACTTCATTCCAAGCTCTAGTACGTGCTTCCCAGTTACCAACAACAGCAGATGTAAAACCATCAAATGCCATCATACCACGTTGCCCAAAACGTAGCCACGGGTGTTGAGCAAGATCATTGATCTCCTCAATCATGGAAACCATTACTTGGGGACCATAGTCACCTACTGATGCTTTGGCATCGGCAACTGATTTAAGGATTCTCAGCTGTTCTTCATCAGCAACTCCAATGTCTTCCCGTGTTGCCATGACATAGGGGTCAGTAGCAGAACGCTTGTACACTTGGTTCATGTACCCAAAGCCTTTGCTAATGGTATCCCAAGCTGCTGAATATTGGAACCAAGCTTGCCGCATGGTTTTATGATCACCAAGCAACATAGCACCAGCTACGTGTGCTACAGGTTTAACAGCCAACAAACCAATACTAGAAAGACCAGCTTTAAGTGGGGTACCAATTGCAGATAGAGTGGAGTTGTAAACGTTAGACCAGAATCCCCGCATGACTGCAGAAGGAATCTCAGCTTGACCGTCTATCAAAGCCTTACTAAATACACCTGTACTATTTCTAACATAGTTGTTAAGCTTTGAAATAGTATCTACTTTACCGTCTGTCAGCTCATAGGCAAGCAGAAATGGTTTTAACATCTCAGGCTTCTCAGCTTTGACTTCACGTAAGATGTCAACTGTACGCTTAGCTTCACCTTGAATCTCAGCAATACGATTCAAATAAGTTTCTGCACTCATGTCTCCACTAGAAAGTGCTAGACGAGCACGAGTGAGAACACCCTTACCATATGCTTCACTGCCTTTATCAGTGAGTCGATTCCACAAGTTAAGCATATTAAGAGCACGACCACGTGAATACGAAGTCATACCCTTTTGTGCCATCAGAAACTCAAGGCGATCTAGGATTTGTTCTTGAGCACGATCTTCAGCAGCAGTACCTTCCATTAAACGCATACCCTGAGACATGTCAGAGACCTGTCCAGCGAATGATGTACCAACATAAGTTTGTGCTTTCATCACATCCATGTCAGCAAAATCACCCATCAGTTGTTTGATAGAACTAAAGACTGCTGCATAACCTTCATCATTAAGTTCAGGGATGCTGTATTGATTAGGTGTTTGAAACTTCTTGATGGTTTCCCGTAGAGTCGGGGTATCCATCCTATAGAAGTTCATAGCCAGATCTTCACCAGCAGAACTAATCTCTTTGAAGCTTAGGTATTTACCAGATGCAGTTTTGTAGCCATACTCACCAGCCTCTTTAAGTTGTTCAGCAAGACCACGAATAATAACTTCTTGTCCACCAGGTACTTCAAGGCCAAATTTAAGTGCAGGTTCAGAGACAACACTACCTACACGACCATAACCAGTACCAGCATTGCTATTAATACGTGCTACATCAACAGCAGCACCAACAATACCGAGGTTATCGACAGAACGAACACCTGATTCTTCATAGCCATAAAGATCATGTACACCAAGTAATGGTTGATCTAGGTTAGCATTCTTGGAGAAGTTATATTCACCAAGTTCATCCAAAGCGTCTGAGCGGCGTGCAGCAGACCCTGCAATAGCCTCCTCAAGGTCATCTGATACATCGACCCCTAAGTTCTCTGAGAACCACTTTGTAGCCTTTTCTGACTCGGGTATCCATTGAGTAGAGCGATTGATGCCACGAAGAGCTTTGACAAGAGTACCAATACCTTCGATAAAATCAACACCAAGACCAAGACCAACGCCTTCAGTCATATTTTTGGCACGTTTAACATCAGGACTATCGCTATCAAGTGTAGCAATATCATCAGAAATCCAACCAAATTGAGCAGGAAATGCTCTCTTTAGTGTGCCGCTTAGGTTGTCGTCTGTTTGACTAGTCTCAACAGCGTACTCAACACCAGCACCTATACCAGCACCAAGCATCTTTGGAGCAACCCACTTAACAAATGGATCACTAAAGAGCTTTACACGGCTAGCACTAGCAGCAGTACCGAGAGCAGCACCTGCACCTTTAGTAAGAAAGATGGTAGGGACAACAACACTGCTAATTTCCCTAAGGCTTTGAGTTACATCATTTTCAAACTTAGGTGCTTTCCTTAGATTAACACCAGGCACTAAATTTAGTGTGTCAACAAACCAGTCGTTAACACCTTGACCAGGGGCGGCCAAAACATCAAAGGCTTGTTGAATGATGTTACGATCACCCTGTTGTTGCTGTGGTTGTGGTTGCCCTTGACCCGTAGGCTGGGCTGGACGAGGCTGTGATGTACCTTGTGCTTGTTGAGGAGCAGGTCGCCGTAATTGTTCTTGCTGTTGCCGATTAGCGAAGCTTTCGATGTTTTCCATCTCTTGGGCTTCTGCAGCAGCTTGTGCAGCTAGTGCTTGCTCCTCTTCAGGACTTAAATTTGGCGTACCAAATAGGTAGGGATCCTGCCTAATATCGTCTTCATTCATTGTTGTAATTGTGTGTTAACGTTGAAGTTGTTGAACTACGTAACGGCGGAGAGGATCAAACCCAGCATAGGGGGTCATACTCTTACTACCACGAGTTGCAGGAGCAAGGAAGTCAATAGAAGCAATAGTGCCATCAACTGATCGTACATTACCTGTACCACCTTGTGTACCAATAATATCACCAGCACCAACCTGTTGACCAGGACGCAATGAGATACCATCAGCAAGGTGACCATACAGTACGTCTACCTTTTGATTAGTTAAAGGATCAGTAGATTCAATAACGACATAGTTACCATAACCCGGTTCACGGCTTACATCTTTAACTACACCATCAAGTACGGCTGGAAAGTTTTTACTATTAAAGTAAAGATCTATACCAGGCTGACCACCAGAGGTTTCAAAGTTAACAGAAGAAGGGCGTTCAAAATCAACTTGACCATACCTACGCATACTAGAACGCATAAGGCTAGAATGCTGTAGTGCTTGTTGGCCATGTCCAAATTTATACGCTTGTCCCATAACTTTACCGAAATACTCTCTATTTTCTTGGGACAATCCAACACCATTAGGACCACTATTATAAGCTGAGATAGCCCAATTAAGACTATTGCCTGGGTTGTTTGGATGGCGTATAAGGTTACTCAAATACCTAGCAGAACCATCAATAGCTTGAGGAATATTAAGAGGGTCTACACCCATTCCTGCAGCAGTTTGTGGCATAAATTGAGCAATACCAGTGGCACCAGCAGAACTCTTACGTTGACCAGATAGTACATCTGGAGCAAACCCACCGCTCTCATGGGATAGTAATCCAGCAAGTACAGCAGGAGGTAGGTTGTATTTTGTAGCAGCTTGTTGAATCAAGCCACCAATGTTAATACCATTATACGGTTTAATTGTTTCAGGTAGAAATACATTGGTGCTACCCATAGCCCTGATAGATACTTGCGGAGGTGGAGCGGCCAGCCTTTCCAGCGTCTTTAAGAACTCAGGTCTAATGCCTGTTGCATAGTTCTTCAGAGGTTCAGGTATTGTAACAAAGGGTATGCTAGGGTCATTAAGTGTTGCAATTTGCCGATTAATAACGGACAACGGGCTGACACCAAGACTTTGGCCTAACTTGAAAGCAATGGCATCTGGCTTCCATCCAGGCTTTTTAGAAGCTACACTGATTTCTTTAAGCTCAGATACTGTGTAAACATTACCAGTTCCATCAAGGAACTTATCGCTATTACCAGCACTACTATATCTTTCAAGAGTACTAAAGATGTGGCGATTACGTGCTGAAGCTGCACCAGTGGGACCACTGATATCAAGGATATCTTTAAATCCACCGAAGTCACCAGCCTTACCATTTACTACAACATTAGGGTTTGCTAGAAACTCTTTAATGACTTGTGCTTGTACTTGAGTTGGCAACATTGGGTCAGTATTACCAGCTGCACGCAATGCTGAAAGTTGACCATAAAATTTATTTTGCAGCTGACTAATTTTATTACCAACAGTCCAATGAAGAACGCTATTAGGTCCCTTAACGACACCAGGAACACCTTTTACAGCATTCTCAATAGCATCCATTTGGGTTTTAAAGTTTCCATTGAGCTGACGTTCTTCGAGGTTAGCCTTAGCATATGGGCCAAATGTTTGTCTTTGACTGAGGGTAGCACCCAATCTATCAAAGTCATCAGGGACAAGTAGACCGGCTGCACGCAATCTTTCTAACTTTTTATCGTTTTCAGCAATTGCCTTAGCTTCTGTTGTCTCATTGCGTTTGATAGCTTCTAAACGGTCACTTGTATAACCAGGATGCTTCTTACGCAACTCCTCATACAACCGATCCACTTCATCAGCAGTTTGAGGTGGAGCTTGTGCAAGCACTTGACTTTCAAGGATGAAAGCATCCTGCTGAGTCCTTTGTGCATCTTGTACTAACTTACGTTGGTAACCATCCCGTGCTTCTTGGATAGTTGCACCAAGTTGAGTAATCTCTGGCCTGCCAGCCAAAGCATCGCCCATGGTCATTTCAGCACCACCCTTAACTGTTGCTGCAGCTAAGAACTGTTGGAAATTAGCAATAGCAGTGGATGGATTACCGTCACCAGTAACTCGTGCTAAGTTAATTTTATTGTTGTGGTACTCAAGTTCCTGAGAGATTGCAATGTTTCTTGCATCTCCACTAGCAGCAGTAATCCTGTCTGCAGCAACTTGACCACCTAACGGACCAGCATCTTTCCATTGCTGATCACGAGCAAGGAATGTTTCATTAGCTAGTTCGCTTGATTTGTTCTGACGATACTTAGCTGCTGTGCGTTGTGTGATCTGATTCTCAGCAGAGCGAATATAAGGGTTGATATATTGCTGTTGAGTTTCAGTAGGAAGACGACCTATTTGATTTTCACGGTAAAAATCTGTACCTATATTTGATAAGATTTGACGTACTGCACTTTGATTACCTTGAGCTTCAGCTTCGTTCAAGCTAATCTGTGCACCATTGATATCAAACTTCTTATCACTATTACTGGTAATAAAGGCATCAGCTGATTGACCAATTAGTTCAGCTGCAGCCCTACTTTTTACAAACCTACCAGACTGATAATTCTCACCAAGGTAACGAATCTGAGCTGTAGTAACACCGTTGTCTCTAATCAGACCTTGGAAATACGGATTAGTATTAATCACTTCATCCGTAACATTCTTCCCAAGAGTCGCATACTCCTTCATGATAGGGAGTGCTGAGTCACCAGCTTCCCTTACAGCTTTATCGTAACGTTCTTGTTTTGCTGCTTGGATGGTTTTGTAAACAGCAAGACCAGCTTCAGTTGCTGACTTAGAGAAAGCACCTAACTGAGAGTAGAGTCTAGCTTGATTAAGACCTTGAGTCTCAGCATTTTGAGCAGCAATATCATAGTTACCAAGAATAGCTTGTTGAACACGCTGCTTGTTCTCCATACTCCGTTGGAATATAAAATCACGGTTAGCGTTTTCAAGATCGTTATTATTCGTAACTGCTTGTAGTTGCCTGTTCTTTTCAGCAATGTCAAACTGTGCTGCATTAGCCAGTGACTTGATAAAGTTGTTACCTTGATTTAGGTACTTCTGTGTTTCATCAGGAACTTGAATGGGGTTAAATCCCCTGGGATTAGCATAACTCTTAAATTGTGCCATAGTTTACCTTACTTAAATGCTCCCAAACTAACAGCAGTTTTCACATCTTCAGCCAACCCACTTAGTCCAGCAAGCCATGGATTAGTGTAAGCAGCATCAACTTCAACAACTTTGGGAAGTGGCTTAGGCTTCTTAGGATCTTGAAGAGTAGGACGCGGCAATGCACGAGGAGTAGGTAGCGGAACAGGAGGTAGCGGAGGCAACATGATATTCGCCATAGCATTAAGATCAGCCTGATACTTACTAAGTGCAGCCTGTTGAACCATAGCTTGAGTTTGGTTTTTAAGGCTAGTACGTGAAGTAGCAATTTGAGCCCGATCCAAATAATACTGGTCGTTAAACTGCGTCAGCTTTTGATTGATGTCTGCCATGCTCAAGCCAAACGTGCGTTCAGCATTAAAGACATCATCAATCAATGCAGACATCCTAAGACCAGCTTCTGCAATAGAAGACTGAGCAACTTTCTCTGCGGTTACACCATTAGCTCCACGAGCTACAGCTTGACCCATATTCTTCAACGCCTCTACATAAGCAGATTGCTGATTAAGTTGATTTTGGCCACGTGTCTGTTGAAGTACTGCTTCATTCTGTTTTTGACCAAGTTCGGCACCGAGTTGATTGTACCGAAAATTCATCATGGTTGACTTTTCTTCAAAGTCCAAAGAGATGGATTGCTCTTGTTCCCATCGTGCAGCATCTTGAATAGCATAGTCCTGAGCAAACCTGTTAAAGTCCAACTGCTGAGCAGCGGTCTGTTGAGATTGCTGGAATGCTCGCATCTGATTAGCAAAATCAAATGCTTGGATAGTCATCTGGTAGCGATAATTATCCTGGGCAATAGCATCCTGGAAGGCATACTCTTGTGCGATATTCTTGCGTTGAATATCAATGGAATCTTTATCGTACCTAAACTGTCGACGTTGGTTCTTGTTAGTAAAACGTCTAGCTACACGATTCCTCTTATTGATTGCATCAGCTTGTTCTTGGGCTGCTCTGTTTTGTTCTTGAGCACCAAAAAAACCTGTAATAGCTTGAGACATTACCCTGCCCTCCTATAATAACGGGGTGCATAGTTACCTTCCCATGTCATACTATTAACTGATACAGGGAAAGGTGAGTTACTGTTTAGTTTAAGATTAAAGTTTGTGTTCTTTTGATGGATAGGCACGGCGAGTGTTGTTCGATCAATTGTAGGGGATGAGTTAGCTAGATAGTATCCAGCGTTTTGTACACCAGCTACATACTGCCATTCGGGAGCACCGTAACGGTTAATGTAAAAGTTAATAGAACCACTGAAACCAATGTCAAACTTCATCCGAGCAATAGTCAAAGAAGAAGTCCAATCGACACTGTTTTGTGTTCTATAGAAATAGCGAGGAAGTTCAATATCAAAGTCAAACTCATAACCAGCAACTAGATCATACTCCTTACCTGTCCAATCACCAGAGATCAACCAAGCACCACTTTGTACTTCTACCTCTAAGATAACATCATGGGTAACAGTAGCATTAGGTGTAGCTGATAGCGTATACAGACTACCATAATTTGTAGCAGCACCATCTTGCATGGTCTGTACAGTCATCACAATAGGTGTTTTACCAGTGATATGGGTGTATGGTTTTGGTATGGTTGATTTATTTGTAGCACTGTTGTATGTAATAGTACCACCAGCTTTAACGACAAAACAGTGATCAAGTCTAGTTGTATAGACACCAGGTGTTGCATCAACCTGAGCAGGTTCAAGGTTCTGAATAATGTCAAGTAGGAGTACTTTATACTGACTACCATCTTTAACAACAACAACAAAGTAATTGTTGATGACTGTTACAAACTTAATGGAACTAGATAGCTGCCACTTGAACCATGCTTGCATCAGTTGCTCATTACCTGAAGAGAAATACTTATACAGGTAAATAGAGTCTGAATTGATGGTATACAATGCAGCAGTAGAATCCTGAACATTGACAATCAGTTGCTGTAGATCACTTGGTAAGTAACCTGCAACTACTTTACTAACCTCAGAAACATCTGCAGCAGCTAGATTACCTTTGGATTGCATCCCAAAGAACTTAGTAGCACCAGCTGATTTGGATACAAATCCAATGAAGTCACCAGTATCTTGAGCTATAATTGAACGATCACTTTCGTACT